TATCCAGTTCGGATTTTTCAGGAATCGTGACGGCGTCCTAGAGCCGACACACGATGAAGCGGCTATTACCGTCGCCCTCAACATCATTGCTCACGTAAAACCAGACCTAATTGTTTGCGTTGGAGACAACTTGGACTTGCCGGAAATGGGCAAGTATGTGACCTATCCAAGTTACGCACTCACGACTCAGGCAACAATTGATAGGGCTACCGCATTCTGTGGAGAAATGCGCGCTGCTGCACCTCATGCCAAAATTGTTTGGCTTGCTGGCAACCATGAAGAGCGCATGCCCAAATACATAGTTCAGAATGCAACTGCTGCTTATGGATTGAGGCGTGGAAATACCCCCGAGTCTTGGCCAGTTTTGTCTGTTCCATTCCTTTGCAGGATGGATGAATTCGGCGTCGAGTATCGTCCTGGTTATCCAGCATCAGACATTTGGGTAAATAAGAAATTGCGCATCATTCACGGGGACAGAGTCAAGAGTGGTGGCTCAACGGCTCATGTGTATTTGAATGCTGAAAAGAGCAGCGTGATTTATGGTCACATTCATCGCATTGAATGCGCATTCAAGACACGCGAAGACTGGGATGGACCACGGACAATCATGGCAGCGTCACCTGGATGTCTCGCTCGGATTGATGGTGCCATTCCCAGTACGAAGGGTGGCGTCGATTTGGACGGACGACCGATAACCCGTCATGAAAATTGGCAACAGGGCCTGGGCATTGTTATGTACGAAGATGGCGGAGACCACAAGTTTGCATACGAGTGCGTACCGATTTATTCCGGCTGGGCAATGTTCAGGGGTAAGGAATTCTCCGCATTCCCACAAACAACACCCAAGCCTGCTGCAAAGAAAAAGTAGGACAGTCCATGACGACCGTTGTTGCCATTCAGGGTGATGGATTCGCCGTCATGGGGACAGATAGCAGACTATCTACCGTCGATACGAATGGATATGTAACCCGAATTCATACGATGAGTAGCAATGTTTCCAAGATTGCCCAAATCAATGGCATGCTCATTGGAATTGCTGGCGATGTTCGGGCCATCAATTTGGTTGCTCACTCGTTTCAGGTCCCCCAAGCATCAGCCTCATTGCGTGGAAAAAAACTTGATGATTATGTGACAAACAAGTTCATTCCCGCGCTCCGTGCATGCTTTGATGCCAATGGGTACTCAACGCCACAAAAAGACTCATCAGAACATATTGCTGAGCAGGGTTCGGAAATGTTAATCGCCGTCAACTCGGTTATTTACCAGATTGACAATGACTACGCATGGAGTAACGATGCTTCCGGCCTCTACGCAATCGGTACTGGCGAGCAGTATGCAATAGGCGCTCTTGCCGCTCTATTGAAAACTAAGGTCAATGCAGTCGCAATGGCCAAGAAACATTGCCTAAATGCACTGGCCATTGCAGCAAAGTATGACCCGCATACTGGTTATCCGTATCAAACATTCCAACAGGAAGGCACGAGTACTGCACGTAGGGCTGCCAAACCAAAAACTGAAGTAAAGGCATAAAGTGAGCATTGAACCCCTACTATTTCAAACTTTTGCCTGGATGGATGATGCTAATTGTCGTGGTAAAACCGAAAAGATGTTCCCTCGAGAACACAAGGACATCACATACATCGTTGAGGCTCGTGCGCTCTGCGCAGACTGCCCAGTAAAGGCTCAGTGCCTAGAGTACGCACTTGAATTCCCGCCAGCCGACATGCATGGCGTATGGGCTGGTCTAACGAGTAGACAACTTGCAGCCGAGCAACGCAGAAGGGGAGTCAGCCCTAAGCGCCCAACTCTCGCCCAGATGTGGGGCGATTAGATTCGCTGACCACACGCACGGAATAAAATTGAGGATTCCTCAGTCAAGTGCTTACTCTGCATTAATAAACCAATAAATGCAGCATCATTTGGGATATTGATTGATTTAATGCCCAAGGTATCTAGAACTCGCAGTAATTCAGAAACATCTGGCTCGCCGCGTTCTTGAGTGCCACGCACAATGCAAATCAGGTACTTGGAGTCAATCGCAATCCAAAATAAACGCCCTGGGATAAGTTCCTTCTTTATCGTCATCATCTCAATAAGTTGATTGATGTCGGGGAAAAGTTTGACCATGCCGGTTTTATCTTCTCCGGTTTCGTGGTCAAGTAGCGCAAGAACCGCATCAGCGTCCACGCTTGTTATTCCAACTTCTTCATGAATTTCTACTGTGCTCATTCAATCCTCACATTACATGTGTCGCAAAACGTCATACCCTGAAACTCAACCAACTGTATATCGCATTTCTGCTTCCCGCAAGGTTGTAAGACCGTTTCCCCAGTGAAGTATGAGCGCACTACATCCATCGGCTCGGGGAGAGAAAACTGAGCAGTGCCCGGCGGTGGGATTCCCCTCTCTGAGCGCATATGCTCCCATGTGCAATACAGAATATATTCTGCAAGAGTCATATTATTGCGTTTTGCTGCAGCAAGAATCTCGTTCTTGAGCGAACCCTTGACACGCAAAGCGATATTGTACAGGCGGTCAGGATGCTTGGCGCGAAGAGCCTTCTTACCCATTTTTTGACTTTGGAGGAAAAAGGTAATACAACTCATTCGGATACCAAACGATTCGCCCAAAAGGTTTCTCGTTGCTCACCATGACTCTTTTTATCCAGCGGTCAGTTCCGTCATAGCGTGAGGTGAATTGAGTGCGACTTTTGAACAAGTTTAGTGAACTTGTCTAGGGCTTGTTGCGCCTCGGGTGTTGTCCCACACATCGCTGTTTTGTCGTAAGTCATTTTAGTACCACGTTTATTAATGACTTGTTTTTTTACTTTCCTATCCCTTTCACCCTCATCAAGGAAACTTTTATCGACGCTGGTGATGAATGACCTCTTATTGAGTATCTCAATCTCGTCTTGTTTAAGACCCTCCATAATGTGGCTTAGGCAAGAGAATGTTGTGCCTGCTGCTGGGTCCCCCCTGAGGCAAAAAAGAACTACATAACGAGGAGCCTTGGGGTGAAATGCTGTTTCTGTATGCATCTCTAGTTCAACCTTCGATGATGAGGAAATCTGTTCAACCTCATTTTTCTTGATTGGGAACAAATCCTGAACTAACGCACCACCCTGTTCTTTGTCAAATCCATACGGCTTTCCAAAATAACTTGCATACCTGAGAATCGCCTCATTCAGCAAGTCATTTACTTTAGATTCTGGAACCGGCAACGATAGTGGTGTTGGTGTGCCAGAAAGTAGTTCCTCTACATCGAGGCCTAGTACGTCTTTGTCACGCGCAAATACAACACCCATTTCATCAGCCTTCCGTATCCCTCTGTACGAGCATCGTGATGTATTCGGTAATGGTCATTCCATAGGCCTGGGCCTGCAGGATGATGAGTCGCTTTAAGTCTGCATTTATCTTCATCGTGATAGTTGCTCGTTCGGTTGTCGGCAATTTTGCTGGGCGTCCAGTGTTTCGCTTCATTGTTCCACCTTGTACACATTCGCTAAAAATTCGGCGAGGCGCTCGGAGTAGATGCCCATGAAGAAATCCCTATCACCATTAGTCGATAAGCCGAAAGCCATTGAACCGAGAGTCTGTAGCGTAGTTCCCAAAACTGGATGCATCTCACTGGACGATGCATGAGTTCCAGAGTTCATGCCCTGAATCAGGCGCTGAAGTTGCGCCCATGCTTCCTGGGGTGATGGTGGCATGACATCAAGATTCCCCTCAACAACCGCCCTACGAATCATCCCTGGTGTTGGCATAAACTTTGCGACTACAGCCATCCTTGTAAATCTTTGACGTACTTGCTGAACATCAAGGTCACGCAACAGATTCCACCAAGCACGAAGTATGTAGTCTCTATCAGCCTCGTAGAAAGTCTGATTAAAAGAGGCGTAAACTTCCCTAACAAAGTCTTCCAGTTCCACCTTTGTCATGTTCAGAAGTCACCTTTTGCTTTTTTACCTTCGCCACGCTCCAAGAACATTTCTACATGCTCTACGTCTCGGAAGATAAGCGTGATGTCGTCATATCGCTTATTGGCCTTGTTTCTGCCCATATGAAAATCAGATGCAGCACAACCATCTATCGCTTGCTTGCAGAGTTCTACCCCATAGTCAGCAATCGCCCACTTCATCTTGCGAACGCGTTCAATATCAAGTTTTGGAACACGCGCCTTTCCTGGTCGCATTACCGCTACCCAATACTGGTAGACCTCATCTACTTCTTCCTCCGATACGCCAGCACCCTTTTTATTCTGCTCAGGACGAAGATACGGAGATGCCCTCCGCTGCTTTCTCTTCTTGTTGGGTTCGTATGGAATTTCCTGCATATCTAGAGTCAGTCTAACGACCACCTCATCCCCTTTCGTGCATACATCAAGCCTCGCGCGTGCGCGTGATTCGAATCGTGGATTTTCGAATGGAGACTAATCGACCCATTCCCGTTGAGTCAAGGACATATTCGTTCTTCAACGGAAAAAATCTATCACCGAGACCCCACACTTTGGAGGGGGTTCCAGGGGGAACCTTTAGTTGACGATTCCCGTCGCCAGGGGTCGCCAAAGAGAACTTCTGGTCGTGGACTCAGAGTTCTACAGGTGTGCGGGCGCCCTGTTCGGTTGTTTCCGCCACCGTAGTGACTACCCATGCGAGTCGTCAAGCCGTCTGGGGAAATTTCTCGAAATCTCCGCAAATTTCTCCGAAGGGATAAATGTCCCTCCTGCTCAGCGCGCAAAATTCAATAATTACTTTACTTGCACGAAGCCACCATCTGTGACTAAGGTTCCGTCAGACCAGAGGAGTTTCCCCCCTTTCTCTCCAACGGTCGACCGGGTTGAGTGGACCCGGGAGGCATTAGCAGGTGATGCCGACCCGGGTCCCTCCCCATAGCCGCCGCACGAAACGGGGCTCCCCTTTCTCTCCTAGAAAGAGATTGCAATACCTAGTTTAGCGAAGATGTCGTCCAGCGAGCGACCAACCCGCAAAACCTGTTCCCTTTCCGCCACCGTAGCGTCGTAGCACGCAAGAAGGAACGTTCCCTGTTCCCACATCATCCCGATGCAGGAGTAGCCGACGAGGTCCAAAACATTGTCCTCAATGGACTCGTTATTGGGCACCCGCGAAGAGCCGAGAAGATTTTCTAAACGCGCCACTTTGTCATGAAGCCGGACCATCAGGCCCTGGCGGCCGAAGCGCGAAATGTTTTTATGCCCATAGTCGCGCTGCTTGCGGCAGACGACGGCGTGCACCTCAGAGTAGTCGAGACCAAATTTTTCAGAAAATCCCATTTTTGAACCTAGGGCCCGGGCCGCTGCGCCGAAATTCCTCCACGAGGTGGCCACGTCTGCAGCATCGCCGTCAACCGGTGCCCAGTATGAATCGATGTGCCATTCCAGGCGGTCTCTGACTTCGCTCAGCAGCCTCGAAGCATCCATGTGCGCTGCAGACGCGTAGTCGATTTCGTAAATCTCGCGAATTGCCTGCTCAGAGGCATCTTCCCAGTACTTGAACAACGTCAACTCCCATCGGTTCCGGCGGACATACGTGCGGCCGCTCAGAAATGACTTTAATTGATATTTTTCAGGAAGTCTTCCAGTCCGCCAGGAGGATTCTTGTCATACTCAGCAGCAATCAGGTTTGCAAAATTGGCCATTTGCACTTCCCATGCACTGCTTTGCTCTTCGTACGTATCCCAGGAGGACTCAATCTCGTAAGCCGTCTCCTGGACAAATTCATCGGCGAACGCGCCCAAAATTACGAATTCCGAGGAAGATGGCAAAATCACCGGGCCATCTTGGCCAAGAACTTCTCGCGAATAATGAAATCCTTTGACAACTCGGCGGCCGTCAGTTCCGACAAACAATAAATCACTCGGGACGTCCGTTGGCTCGTGTAGGTCAGGCGGGCGCGGCATCTCATCGGACATCTGTTGAAACAGTTCCCGCAGCCGCTCACGTTCACCCGGTTCCATCGACGCCAGGAAACCCAAAACCCCCAGAACTTCTCCAACGGTATGGTCCCCCAGAGAAGCCATCCCGGGACTATCTGAACCCTTCAAGTCCTCCAGGTATTGATAAAACTCGTCTTCTATCCCCATGGCCCGGTCCTTTCCGCCACCGTGAGCATTAGCACGTATCAAACTTACACCAGAGCAACAATTATTTGAACTAGATTGCGGCCATGGACAACAACACCCGCTTTGCCCAGTACATCCGGGCCCTGCAGCAGTATACATCTCGGGAAAATCACGCCGAAGTTCCCGCTCAGCACGTGGAGATTCTGGAAAATTCAGAAATCCGCCTAGGTGCCTGGGTCTCGTACATGCGGCAGCGTTATAAGAATTCAAAACTCCCCGCGCAATACGTTGAGGAATTAATCAAAATCACCGGTTGGACGTGGGGACCTCTTCGCCGCGGCCCGCGCAAGAAGAACGAAAGAAATGCCAAAATCCTCGAAATGCGCAGCACCGGCCATTCGATTACGCAAATCTCGGATGCTTTCAATATTTCTCGGCAGCGCGTGCACCAGATTGTGAAAAACAATGATGTCTGAGCGCCGCGTTCAAAAAAGTCAGATTCCTCCGGGAGCCGCGATGGCTTTATTGATTCTTTGGCTCTTCACGTTCCTGCTGACTCAGTTCGTCATCTGGGCGTCGGCCAAAATATTGGATATTGACGTTTCTTGGCTCGAGGCGGCCGGTCTCTCGCTGATGTGGAACTTCCTGCGGACCTGGTTTGCAGCCATGACCCAGAGCGCAAAAAACGTCGAAAAGTAATTTTTTTTTCGGCCCCCGGGAGACCCGGTTCCTTTCCGCCACCGTCATGCGTAGCACAAGCGTCTCATCGTTCTAGATAAATTTATCCAACAACCATGGACGTGTTATATATTTTGGGGGCCCACCGGTCCGCCCTGGAGCAAATCATCAATAAATGAATATTTCCGCTGCTGGAACCGGCCGCAGCGCTGAGTATTCCCGTACATCGAAAAAACATGCACTAGTGTTCAAGACATCATGAGCGCGCACGTCATCCACGGAAATAGTTTAAATGAGTTGCCCTATCTGGAGGACTGCAGTGTTGACGCCGTCGTCACCGACCCTCCGTATGAACTGGGGTTCATGAACAAAAAGTGGGATGCCTCGGGAATTGCCTACAACGTCAATATCTGGGCCCACTGTCTTCGCGTGCTCAAGCCAGGCGGACATCTTCTGGCATTCGGCGGCACCCGGACCTACCACCGGATGGCGTGCGCTATTGAAGACGCTGGTTTTGAGATACGTGACTCTATTAATTGGATTTATGGCAGCGGCTTCCCCAAGTCCCTGGACGTCTCTAAGGCAATTGACAAAGCAGCGGGGGCTGAGCGCGAAATTATTGGAGAGCGCAAACTGGGGGGAAATGCGGCCCAATCCACGAAGGAAAAGGGCGGCACGTACGCTTCAAATACGAACAGCGTCGGAGTTGAGCCAATTTCAGTGCCCATCACAGCCCCGGCAACGGATGCAGCCAAGCAGTGGGAAGGGTGGGGAACAGCCCTCAAGCCCGCCCACGAGCCCATCGTGCTCGCTCGTAAGCCTTTTGAGGACACAGTGGCCAACAATGTGATGCAGCACGGCACCGGAGCGCTCAACATAGATAAAACGCGTATCGGCGAAGGCGGCCAGGGAACCTGGGCCTCTCCTCGGGGAGGTATCTGGAAGACCGACCCAGACCAGAAAGCCGAGTTGCTTTCCTCCACCGTCGGTAGATGGCCCGCCAATGTGATTATCGATGATTCCATCGAAGCCACCTGGACCCCGTACTTCTACTGCGCGAAAGCCTCCAAGTCCGAGAAGAATGCGGGGCTAGACGGGATGCCCGAGAAGCGACCCGATGAAAGAACTTCTACAGGGATGGGGACATTTGAGCAAAAGGGTGTCGCCAAACAAGCAAATCATCATCCGACCGTAAAGCCGCTCGAACTCATGAAATATCTCTGTCGACTCATCACACCTCCGAATGGAACCATTCTGGACCCCTTCGCTGGCTCGGGAAGCACCCTGGTGGCGGCAACCCTAGAGGGATTCAACAGCATCGGCATCGAGATGACGGCGGATTACATCCCGATTATCCGAGAACGACTCAAATGGGCGGAATCCCAAATCGCCGCCTGAAATCGGCGCGGCTCTTTCAAACATCTCCAACGGAAAAGCAGGAGTGTCAAGATTCCCTATAGGGAGAGACAACCACAGGGGGAGAGAACAGACTCCTTTCCACCACCGTGATACGTAGAAGAGCACCTGCCGCAGGAGAACCACGTACCAAGCGTCCGATAACGGATAACGACGCATCAGGGGGAATCACACGCGATAACAGCCTTCCCCGCTACACGGTTTGGATAAATCTATCTGAGATGAGGGGGAACACAAAATTTGGTATAGGGCTACCCCCCCATTTAGGGAATTTCAAAAAAGTTGCGGGGCTGCCGGTACGGGGTACGGAAAGCGAACATTTGTTCTACGAACACTTGTACCCCGAACACCTGTTCGCCAAACACTTGTTCGCCTGTGGATAACCCTGTTGATAACCCTTCACAACTGTGGGTACAGTCCCGTCTTTGTCCACAAGGGTGTGTATAACCCCTTCCCATACCCCTTCTCAACCCCATAGTTATCCACAACCCTGTTGATAAACCTGTTGATAAGTTATCCACAACCCTGTTGATAACCCTGTTGATAACCCCTTCTAATCTAAGGTAAAGTAGACCCCACTTATTAGTGAAGTGAAACCTCAAGTTATCCACAGGTTTATCCACAGGTCGTCAGGCAATAGATACCCCTACCCCTATGCCTACTCATCGTCTACGGCATTGAGTATTCACTTACTCATTCGCATAGTCATTCATCGTCATCGCAAGTCGTGAGACATTACTGAAGTGTTTGTCTCACCCGTCATACCTTGTGATACACCGTGATACACCGTGATACTCCGTCATACACCAAGACGAACGAACGATGTCATCGTCATTCACCAACTCTCACCAACACAACCGCACCGCATACCTAGTGAACGATGTCCACCTCATCGTCATCGTGTCACCTCATAGGCAAGTCGCAAGTGCCACGGGTATCACTACGGGTACATAAGTAGGTACTCATACACACATACCCTCACACAGTATTACCCTCACCCTCATACACCTTCACACACATACACATACACACACCTACATACATAGATGAATCGCAAGTGCCACGGGTAGTGCTACGGGTAGTAGGAAGCACATACACATACGCATACACATACGCATACACCTACCTATCTACTCACTCACCTACTCACTCACACACAAGAGAGAGGGGAGCAACACACTAGGTGCTACTCCCCTCATAGGTGACTACCCTTATGACCACTACCTTGTAGGTGTAGTCACCACACCATTAGTACCTTCCACCTAGGTACTGTCGTCTTACTTCAGCGAATGCCCAAGGTTCTCTCACACTCATACGCCTACCCTGACCTAGAGCAGTGAGGTACTTACAAGCAGTAGCAGTGTCAGGTACAACAACGATGTTGTGACGACTACAGAAGTTCACTACCTGAAGCGTCAGACTGTCGTGACCATTATCGCCCATTCCAGTCACCTGACCATCGCATACCCACACGATAGGAGTGCTAGAGCGAGGACGATTACTCACTGCCCACTCCAACGCAGGAAGGTCTACACCGTTCGCCTGACCCCGTGAGAATGGCATTTCATCGCAGATACGCCCCTTATCAGCAAGCACCCAAGCATTGGTGGCAACAGCCTCACCATCCTCACCAATACGCCAATCGCCCATAACCGAATAGGTCATAACCGTACAACCTGGGGCAGACAGCACCACTTCACGCAGTTCGTCCCTACTCATAGACATAGAGCCTGAAGCGTCCACAATCACGATGCCACCCGTCCCCTTGACAGTACGGTCAAACACTCGCTTGTTGGGGTCACTAATGAGGCGATGAATACGACGAGGAACCTTGCCCGTTTGTGAGGCGAGCCGTTTCTTGCCTAACGCACCGTTGAGAACGATAGGAAGGGGCAGTTTCTCTACCTTCAGTTTCATCCAACTAGGAGGCGACGAGGGAAGGAGTTTCGTCTTTCGTGACTCACCCACAGCGTCGGTCGTATCTACTTCCGAACTCTTAGGTCGTCCACGCTTAGGCTTGCTTGCTTTATCCTCACCAGCGTCAGCGTCGTCGGTCGTGTCGGTGTCTCCACCCTCACCCTCACTCTCACCCTTAGTAGGTTCAGGCTTAGGTTCAGGTGGAGCCGTGGTAGCCATTCTGTCTGCCCACTCCGCAATCCGTTCGGTATGACTAAAGCCCTCAATCATTCCGTTGCCAATAGGCTCCGTTGATGAGAGTCGTCGCTTACCGACCTTAGTCATTTCTTTCATCGCTCGCTTACTGATGTCAGCAAGCACCGCACCCCACACCTTGTTCTTGCGACGAACGCCGTTCAGAAACTTCTTGTGTCCACCCGTACCTGCCGTAGCGAGAGCGAACATAACCGCCCCACGCCAGTCGTTAGTGTCCACCGCTCGCTCGCCAAAGGAGTCCTCGGAACCGTCCAGTAGGTGCTTCATGTCGTAGCCAAGTTGAGAGGCGAGGTGGTTCACCCTCATCTCCTCAACCGAACGCAGAGCCTCATCGCTCGCAAGCCCACGCTCCAAGTAGGGAGAAAGGTCTGTCGGAGACACTTTGGCGTGTACGAGTTCGTGTATCCGCACCACTTCAGATAGGTTGTCGTCGCCCATAGGCACGGACATCGTTCGCTTAGAAATATTGGTCTGCGGAAGCCCACGGATAGGTGCGCATTCGTTCACAGACCATTCGCCCGACTGCCTAGTCGTATCCTTACGACCAAGAGCCTCGGGTAGTGGTCGGGTAGGTGAGGTGATGGTCATACGGTCACCCGTGCCAACGAATCCACCTTCATCGCTTCCAAGATTGACGACGCACGGTCACCGAACACCAGTTCAGCCGCTTCCACGACGGGCAACGACGAACGAAGTTTGTCAAAGGCGTAGAACGCACGAAGGGACACTCGCTCACGCCCAGCGTCAGCAAGACTCACGGCGATACCGTGAAGGTCGGACGACAGACGGGTCAGAGCGGACGGATGAGGTTGGTCAATACGAATCCGCACGGGGAAACGGTCAGAGAGAGCCGTAGGCAACTCAGCCATGTTCTCAATGTTCGTCGTCATGATGACCGAAAAGCCCTCACGGGGACGATGAATACGACCAGTCTCGGGGTTCTCCCACGAAGCGGAGTCGGGAGTATCGGTGAAGGCGAGCAGGGTAGCGAGAACATCGCCACCAGCCTTGTCAATTTCGTCAGCGACGAGGCGACCGCCCGTGATACCGTCCCCGTCCCACGCCTTGAGAGCCGAACCAGCGACCCAAGAGAAAGTTCCCTTGTTGTCGGGCATGAACGCACCGCACACATCGGCGGTCGTCATGTCCTCAGTACAGATAAGGCGATGCGCCCCACCCTGAGTGTTGCCGTGATTCAGACCAGCGTAGGTCTTGCCCGTACCCGAAGGTCCGAAGAGGATGATTCGGTCAATGCCTGCGGAAAGAGCGTTATGGAGTTTCTTCCAGCAGGTGGGGAGTTTCGTGTTGTCGGTTGTAGTAGTCATGCCCTTCTTGTCGAGCCGTGTCCGATTTGGATTTACGACCCCTGACCAGCGGTTATTACGCCTGCTCCCGACGCAGACGGTCGTTACGGCACTCGTACAAGCCCTTCTTCACTCTCCGAAAGAACGGACTGCTGTCAATGAACTTCAGCGTGGTCTGATACGAGAAGCCCGACACTTCCACCAACTGCTCGGTCGTGAACTGCTCGGAGTCGTGTTCGCTCGCCCACTGCTCAAACGCCTTGTATTGGTCGGCACGGCTTACTTTCGGCTCAACGGTCGTCACTCCGTCCCCACCGCACTCGGCTAGGACAGCCTCGGCTATGGATGGTGGAATCATGTATTGAGACAGCACCTGACGGTTGATGGAACCGCCGTACTTCTGAATGACATAGAACGCCCGTAGACGCTCGGAGTTCTCACGCACCTCCTCGGATGGGGCACGGAACACACTCCCGTACTTTTCGTCCAACGCACGGACACCTTCTTTGTAACGCCGTTCGGCTTCTTGTTCAGTGAGTCCCATAGGTTTCCCTTGTCGAGTTCAGTGCCATTTGGATTTGGGCAGGATACGCCCGCGAAGTCCCGCCGTCAAGACTCCGGCAAATCCAAATGCTGACGGCATCGACAAGGGGGGCATGACTACCACCATCACTCAACGAACAAAGGACGCTCTCGCTGACGGAACCGTCACGGGTGACGGACACACCATCTTCCGACCCGAGTTCTATGCCCCTCACTTCTCCGAGGACGAACTGCGTGTCGCAGGACTCATTCGGACGCTGGAGTCCGACTTCTCCGACCCGAAGTCCACCATCTTTGATACGGACGGAAATCCCGTGGAAACGATGGAAGGCGTTTACAACCTTTCATTCCTTTACTGGCTCTGCGGTGCGTTGGGCGTGGACTCACACAACGACTACAACGGTCGTGGCTCGCAGGCACAAGAACTGGTGCGTCGTGTCAAGGAGGCATTGTCATGACCCCGACCGCTCCGTTCACCATCACCCACCATGACGAAGCGTCATCGTGGCACGACAGCCCTGTGTTGCTGGCTTTGGTTGGACTGACCGTCATTGTCACAACCAAAGAGGGCTACATCTTTGACGGAGAAGTGGAGTCCGTGAACAGCGACGGCACAATCGTGCTTGCCAACCTCAATCTTGGTAACTCTTGGAAAGAGATGACCATTGACATCGGACAAATCACGAACATCCACTACTGCTGATGACAAATCCAAATCCCAACGGCATCGACAGGGGGACTATGAGTAAACCACTGACTATGGACGAACCACTGCGACAGGCGATACTCGCTTGGGCGCAAGAGCAACTGGACGCTATGCCCGAGGGCGAATACGGAGGCGACTGGTGGGGGGCGTTCAGCGACGAGTGGGACATCAACATTTGGGACTCCCAGCAACTTGGCAGTGTCTCTTACGACCAGCCGACCCGTGTCACGGCATACCCGATGACCGTGGATGGTCGCACTGACCACGGCAGTTTCGTCAGTATCGGATTCATCCAAGAGCCTGCTGATTGGTACTTTGACCATTCGTGCGGTGAGTGCGGTGAGCCGATGCGTGGCAAGGGGGATGGTACTCGCCCGACTCGCTACCCTCACGGGTACGCCCACGGGCAGTGCGTGTACGAGTACGAAATCCAAATGTCCAAGGAGTCGACAGTAGAAGTATGACCACCATCACTGACCCGTGTATCTACTGCGGAGAGTCCACCGCTTTCGGTGCTACCCGTGAGGACGGCTCGCTCATTGGCAAGTTCGTCAATCGCATTCCTGCCGAGTACGAAGATTATGAGACTCGCGAGTTCATGGAAGGGTATGCCTGTGCCGAATGTGCTGGCTTTGAGTGCGATGAGTGCGATAAGCAGATTTACCTTGACTGCGAAACCCGTGTGGAGTTCATGGACGGGGACGGCAAGTACCACTACGGCAACTACCACACCGAGTGCTACGACGAAGCGAAGCACGGCAAAGCCAACTACGGCGAGAACATTACGGGAGAAGACGACAAATGATTGCTCAGAATAAGACTGACTTCATTGTCCGACTGAAGAAGTCGGAGATTCCGAGCGACGGCGTGGCTGTCGTTACGCTCTTTATTGAGGACGACCCCATCGTTCGGATTGACCTAGTTCACGACCGTGACGACTCGCTGTATTACCGAGTTGAGGAAGTGGCTAACCCTGATTGCCTCATTGAGGGGAGTTACCCCGAATACTTCCCCGAGGTGACCGAATGACCTACAACCACGCCTACACGCTTGGGTTTGCTGTACCCGAGAGCAAATACGAAGACTGGGAGGACTGCTTGCGTTACGAGAAAGCGAGAGTCATTGACTTTCTTCTGCGTCGTGTTGCCGAGTTGGCGAGCAACGACCAAGAGTTCATGGAAGCCCTAGACGGCTTTGATACCTACGAGGAGAGCGAATGAACTACAACATCAACCTTGCGTCCTACTCAACGGAGCGTCGGGAGAAGATTCTGAACCTCTTAGAACCGCACGAACAAACGGTCTTGATTCTCCGCTTTGGGTTAGATAA